CTCAGCACGGTCTATTCCCTGATCATAGGCATCTACAAGGGCATCTGCAAACTCATCAATGGCAGACTTTACATTAGTGCCAGCAAGCGTTTCCATCATGCTCCTTTCCAGATCCTCAATCTGGGTGTCAATATCCTTGATCTTTTCTTCCCACTCAGAGATCTTATCTAAGTCCGTGTGTTTCTTCTCCTTTTCATTCTTGATTTGCTGTCTGATCAATTCCTGCTGATTTCTCAGGTTCTCAGTCTGGACTTGCATAATATCGAAAATATCACCACTACGCTGTGCTTTTTCAAGCTCATATTCAAGTTTCTTGATCTGCTGTGTAATATTTTCAAGAAAAGGAGCATTCCAAGCACGGAGTGTATATCTTTTCTTGATAGCCTCCAAATATGCTATTTGTTCCTTAATGGCATTTACACGCTTCTGGTAATCTTCCTCTTCCTCTTCACTAAACACCCAATATGTATTATCATAGGCATTCTTTAGTCTCTTTAGCGATGATTCCAGTGCATCAACGTCACGCTGGATCTCCTTTATACGCTCTTCCAGCTCTGCATCATTGTTGAACAGGTTGGCTATCCACTGAATAGCCTGTAGTGCAATGCTGATAGCTGCAAGAATGATACTGGCCTTTTCAGCCGTTGCAATAGCTTGCCCCATTGCAATACCAGCACTTGCAATACCGCTTAGTGTACTAATCACGGATTGACCTGTGTCACCCAGGAGATCACCCAAGACAGAACATGAATCAATGGCATTGTTCACGAAGTCAAAGCAACCCTTTGTAGCATTACCGAGATTCTTCCAGTCTGTCTTGATCTGCTGTGACGATTTCTTTGATCCGTCCTGCTGTTTCTTGAACACGTCACTGAGGGCTGATCCCATCGCCTTGAATGGGTTGGTATCGAGTACTTTCTTCTTAGCCTCATCAAGTTTATCAAGCACAGCCTTCATGTCTGCTGGATTCAGTTTCAGATCCGCTGTGCTCATCTTTTTCTGGATCTCCTTTACCAGCTTGTCGATCTGTTCCACCGTAAGGCTGTCGAGATCAGAGAAAAGGTTTTTCCAACTCTCAGTCTGCATCAGCATTTGGGCATTGAGGGCTGATAGAGCCTCAGCCTCTCCCTGGTTGATCATTGCCACACGCTCAGAAAGCCCAAGCTTCTCTGCCTCATTCCTCAGTAGCTGATACTGCTGTGTGATTTCAAGCTTTTGCTCTTCAAAGGTCTTATATTTATCAAGAATCTCTTGTGAAACCTGATTATTTAGATCAGTCTGAGTTGTATTTACATCCAAGTTTGCCGCTGCTGCCTCATCCGTATTCAGGTGAAACTCACCACGTGCCAGGCGTTCTTTAATATCTTCAACCGCCTGTAGTTTCTCTGCCAGCGTCTGAGCCTGCCTGATACTCTGAGTGAGGCTTTCCTTGAACAGATCCATGTTTGACTTCTGGCCTGTAAGCTCATTAAGCTGGCTCTTTAGGGAGTTGAGTGCATTGGCATCACCATCCGTAAAGTCCTGTGGCTGTGCCTGTCTCTTTGCCTCCAGCTGTGAGATCTGGGAATTTACCCAGGAAATAAAGCTTGAACCGTCTGCTATGAGGCTCTTGAAATGGCTGTCTGCAACTTCCTGGCCTACATTCTTCACCCATGAGAAATAAGCCTCGTACTGCCTTTTCTTATATTCGATCTCACCGTCAAAGAGCTTGACACTATCAGCGTTGTAAGCCTGTTCTGCAAGCTTCCTCCTCTCTTCAAATTCACTCTTTTCCTCATCAGTCAGACCGCTACTTTTAGGATTTGCCTTTTTCCTGGCTTTCTCCAGATCCTTTTCCTCCTTAGCTATGCGGTCAAGCTCTCTCTGATGCTGGAGATCCAGGCGTGCCTTTCGCTTAGCATAGCCCTCTTCCATCACCTCAATACGTGCCTCTTCCAGCTTACGCTGTGCCTCCAGTTGCTTTTCCTCCAGGTTGTTATTGTTACTCTCCTGGCTGTTGCCAGAACCGCCCTTGCCCTTAGTCTGTGTTGCACTGTTCTGCTGGAGCTTGCTCTGTAGCTGCTGTAGTTCCTTGATGTGCTTCTTACGTTGCTCAGATCCGTATTGCTCAGTGGAGATCATTTCACGTAGCTGCTTGATACGCTCATTGATCCCGCTGTCAGTATTCAGGTCATTCGTTTTTGTGGTAAGAGCACCGTTCAACTGAGCTTGCAGCCCTAAGCACTCCTGGAGTTTCTTTTTAAGATCCTCTATCTGGTTTGTATCAGTCTGAGGATTGATAATCTTAGCATTCAGGGTGTCTATCTCATTCTGATTTTCCTTGACTTTCTTATCAAGATCCTCAAATGTCATTTCAACATAGTTGGTACTCTCTACAATAGGAGTAGGATCTGGCTTTTTACCATAGAAAGCTTCCAGCTGCTTATCTATTTTACTGATCTCATTCTGGGCTTTCTGCGTCTCAGAAACAACGTCACTGAAATAGTCATTTATGTTATCTTTGAAGCTACTGATCTGTGTGTCGTTTGCATCAGTAGATCTTTTAACGAACTCAACAATATTTGCAAGGCTTTCATTATAAGCCTCATCGTATGCTTTACCAGTGAGCGTTTTAAGCTCTTCTGCTGCATCCAGAGCCATTCCCTGAACTGCCTCCCACATGGCTTTAGATCCGCTCTGTATAGCCTCGTTTTCCTTGTAAACGAGATCACCCCTGTATGTGGTGGTAGCCACATTAGCCCTGCCAGCTGCCTCCACCAGGTCATTGTAGGCTTTGGTCTGGGCATCAGTCATATCTTTCAGGGCTTGCTCAGTGTACTTAGCCTTGATCTTCTCAGCCGTTGTTTCCTGGATAGCCTTTTTAACCTCATTGTATTTATCTTTCTGCTCATCAAGCGTTGCATTCTCATCAAGCAAGGTAATATTGTACTCCTTACATATAGCATTGATCTTATCAATAGCATCTTTGTGTGTCTTTGTGCCCTGAGTTGCATTATTTAGCACATTCATGTAGAGATTGAGCTTACCGATCTCTTCCTGAGTGGTGTTCTGGAACTCACCAATAGCGTCAGTAGCCTGTTCCTCTTCTTTCCTGAACAGAGTGAAAGCAGAAACCAATAGGCCAAAGACTGTAACGAGCCATCCTACAGGGTTGGCTTGCATTGTAGCCCATAAAGTAGCCATCATTGCACTCAGTCTGCCTGTGGCGGCACTCAGTACGTTTGTGGCGGCTGTCTGCACACCCTTAGCCGTTGTGTCAACTGCTGCTGCTGCTGTGCTCCTGGCAGTGGCTGTTACCTCCAGGGTTTTCTTCTTTGTATAGAAGTCCGTGGATGCTGCCAGGGCATTTTTTCTGGCTATGGAGGCATTATCCTCAGCACCCTCCAGCTTTTTCTTTGCCGTAGCTATTGCAGAGGCATCACCGCTCTGTCTCGTCCAATACAATTCATACCGTGCTGCCTCAGCCTTTTGCATAGCGGAAACGGCTGTCTGTTTGGCTGTTTCCATCCTCCTGGATGCTGCACTGACCTCAGTACGCATAGCCTCCAGCTCAGCTGCTGCCTTTTCCCTGGTAGCTTCTGTTGCATTTCGCTTAGCTGCCACCTCCTGATCCAGTGCTGCACGGTATATGGCACTCTTTGAGCTTAGATCAAGTTTCTGGACTGCCTGCTGCTGTTCCACCGTAAGCACTTGCAAGGCTGCTGCCTCATAGCCCTCTGAGCTTGCTGTAAGCCCAAGGTTAGAAAGGTACTCTTGCTGCTGTGCTGTAAGGAGGCTCTGGATAGTAGCGATCCTCAGACGCTTCTTAACCTCAGCGATCTCTTCTGCTGTAAGCTCAGCCTCCAGGGATGCAATATAAGCCTCGTTTGCGGCTGTCATTGTACGCTGCTGTGCTGCTACCTGTCCTGTTGCAACGGCCTCAGCTTTCATGAGTGCCAGCTTAGCCTGCCTTGCCGTATTGTCAATCAGTGCTACACCAGTATAGCCCTTTGTTGCCAGTGTGTTAAGCATGATAGCGGCTCTCACAGTACCGTAAGACACTGCCACTGCCTCCAGAATATCCAGGATCTGCTGGTAGTGCTCCACAAGATATGTTGCTCCATCTATACCCTCAGCAAATACCTCCTGGTTTGCACGGCCTATGTCATTGAGCATACTATCCCAGGCATCGCTCAGGTTGGAAAGCATACCTGTTAGGGAAGCTGATTGCTTTTCCATGAGGTTGTAGAACTGGCCTCCTGCATCAGTCATTCCGTTAAGCACCTTTTCCACCTCTGGGAAACCGATCTTACCAGCGGAAACCATGTTATTGATCTCTTCCGCTGTCACACCGTACATTTTAGCAAGCTCCTTTACCAGGGGAATACCACGGCCTGTAAACTGCCTTACGTCATTGGCATAGAGCCTACCCTGTACCATTGTAGTACCATATAGGTACACTATATCATTGAGTGGAATGGAGAGACCAGCTGCTATGTTACCCAGCCTTACCAGGGTGTCATTCACCTTATCGGCTGCTGTTCCATAAGCCAGGAGCTGCTTAGCACCTCCAGCTATACCAGCCAGGTCAAAGGGTGTCTTAGCGGCTGTGTTGATCATCTGATCCATCAGATCCTTAGCCTTTTGCTCAGATCCCAGCATAGTGCCAAAGGCTATCTCCAGCTGCTGGAACTGGCCACGTACCTCAACTATGCTCTGTAGCAAGCCAGTCATTCCCTGGCCTATCAGATAAGCCTGGATATACATTGCACCCTTCTGGGCAAAGTCAAGAATACTTTGTTCCATATCATCGGCCTCCATCTTGATATTGGTGGAAACCTGCCTGAAGTGTCGATCCATTGCCTCAGCAGAGACGTTGAAATCTTCTATGTCTAAAGTGGCCGCAAAGCCTAAAGCACCGTTTATATTCTCCATTACAGCATATTTTCTATGTAGTTCCTTATCTGATCCTCAGTATCGAGATTGATGTTTATATCATCGTTACCTTTCTTTGGATCATCCTTTGTCCTGGCGGCATCTGCTATGAATAGCGTCACGTTAAGCCAGTTTATACCCCAGAGCAAGTAATCATAAGTCCAGCCAAAGGACTTGCAGATCTCTCCACGATTACCCCACGGACTGTTAAGCCCGATTATTTCTCTATCAGATTTGCCCTGGGTGTCGGCTTCGTTGAACCGATTTCCCTGATTGATCTGATAGAGTGCGTAAAACCCCCAGCGTTCATCATCTGGCTAATTACGTCAGCCAGACGTTTCAGACGGTTTACGCTCAGATTATCTTTAAAGAACTGTTTAAGCTGTCTCACCTCACGGCTGTAAGGATCTGAGACGGAAGGATCGTTAATGACTGCAACTGCTGCTATCTCAGCCACCAGATCAATGTACTTGAATAGTTTTTTTCCTTCCTGTTGTGGAAGTTCCTGTAGCTTATCCTCATCGTACTCTATTTGGATATAAAGGCTCCTGATCCTGTCAATGGTTCCAAGATACAAAGGAGTGACACGGAAATGCCTCACGTACATCTTTCTTAGTTCCTTTTTGTCAGGATCTGGCATCTCCTCCAGAGTAACATCCCAGTCCTTAGGAATCCTCCTGTCCTTCCAGACTATCAAGTGATTGGGAAAATGCTTATTCCACCAGGCGATCCTCTTAGGAGGATTCACTGGGTTAATTCTCAGTGGAACTTTGAACTTCACACCCATGTCAATGAGTGCCTGAATAGCCTTTTCCTCTATCTCCAGGCGTTCCTCTCTGGTAAGATCTGGTTGTTCTATCTTGGATTGATTCTGTACGCTTTCTTCCATAGCTTTCTGTTCTTTATCCAAAGAAGCCCCCTAAACCAATAGGGAATAGGAGGCTTCCAAGTCTTTTTTTTAATTTAAATCCTCATCGTATGAGCATTGCATACTCTAATCATTCTGTCCTGGCTGTGCATAGCTGATGGCAGAATCTGTAGTGGCAGTGATCTCCAGCAGAGTTATACCCTTTGCAGAGTATGTGGTGTTGATCTTAGCCGATACAAAGGAACTTGGAATGGTAAGTTTCAAACCAGCCACAGGAACTACCTCAAACTTCATCTGGATCTGCTCAGCAGTATCAGATTCCGTATAGGTCTTTGCCTGAGCGTTGGCCTGACCTCCCAAGAATGCTGCCAATTCTTCCACAGTAGGATCCATGATCGAGAAAACAAGATCATGACCTTCCTTAGTGGTCATAACGATACGCTTGTTACTGGTCTCTGACTTGTGCTCAGTGACAGTAGGATCCTTTGTTACAAAGGTTGCGCTGTCCTGGTACACATCCGAAACGGCTGTGAGAGTGCCAGGTGTTCCGTTGGTGATCTTAGCATACTTGATGCTCTTCACACCCATTGTTGCATTAATGTTAGGCATATTAATCTACAATTTAATTGTTAATAACTTTTTTCTCTCTTACCGTGATCTCCAAAGCCAGTGAAACAAAGTGCTCGTTCTTTCCTGGTTCCTTGATAGGAGGATCTAATGACCCTATAGTCCAGTTCCACCCCTCTTCACTTTCGTAATGGGATTTCAGCACTTCTATCACGGCTTTTCTGATCGCTATAAGCCTGGGAAAGTTTTTCGCATAGACAGGCTGGTTTCCAGTTTTCTTAACCAGATCAGGCACGTGGATGTTTACGTTCACCTGTCCGAAACGCACGGATCCCTCACCAGTTATACGGTGTGGAACAATGATCACATCCTCTTTGGTATAGTCGTTTCTCTCATAGTCAATCTGACCTGAGATCATTTCAGCCACATTGCTCTCCTGGAGCATATTGTAAGCCACTACAGCTATTTCCTCTGTCGTAATCATTACAGGTTTCCGAATAATTCATTTGCCTTTTTCTTTGCCAGATCCTGGAGCCTCTTCACAGTCTCAGGAAAATCTTTCATTGCTTTCCGCTGTGCTGGCAGG